CTGGTCCAGTTAAAACAGAAACAACAAAGTCATATAGTGCTTTCAAAGAACATTATACATCCGATGATATCAGTAGTGCAAGAAATTATGTAATGAGTAATTTCGGTAAAGTTAGTTACAATAGTATAGGCGACTATAAGTATTCTAACTCATCGTTCTCAGCTCAGTATAATAAAATGACAGAAAGGAATAATAATCGTAACCCATACTACGTATCACATGCGGATATGAGTTATGATGCATTAATCGCTAGTTTTGCGAATTAAATCAAAATAGGAGAGAAAAACAATGTTTTCGAATACAGCAACACCATATTATTATGGTAAGTTTCGTGATGCTGTAATTAGAGGAGAGATTCCGGTTAATCGAGAGATTTCTTGGGAAATGAATCGTATAGATGATCTTATCGATAATCCGAAATATTACTATGATAGCGAAGCTATGAATGGTTACGTAAAGTATTGCGAAAACGAATTAACTTTGACAGATGGCTCTGACTTAAACTTGCTAGACTCATTTAAACTATGGGCTGAACAGATTTATTGCTGGTATTACTTTGAACCTGTTAAGGTTTATGTACCGGCTAAAAATTCTAGAGGACATGGACACTATGAGTATCGAGAAGTTAAAAAGCGTTTAACTAAGAAACAGTATTTGATAGTCGCGCGAGGCGCAGCAAAGTCGATGTATATGTCCACTAATCAAAGCTTTTTCTTAAACGTAAATAGAGCCACTACACAGCAGATGACGACAGCTCCTACAGTAAGACAGGCAGAAGAGGTACTTTCACCTATTCGTACGTCTATAGTTAGGGCGCGTGGACCGCTGTTTAAATTTCTGACAGCTGGTAGCTTACAAAACACTACGGGTTCCAAAGCCGACAGAGTCAAATTAGCCTCGACTAAGAAAGGAATACAGAACTTCCTGACTAATTCTCTATTAGAGATAGTCCCAATGACTATTGAGAAAGTCCAGGGTAGAAAAGACGCAGTCGCGACCGTCGATGAGTGGCTTTCTTGTGATTCTAGAGAAGACATCGTAGGTGCTATTGAACAGGGATCTTCTAAGAACCCTTGGTACTTAATAATAGCTGCTTCATCAGAAGGTACCGTGAGAAACGGTGTAGGCGATACTATGAAAATTGAGCTTATGAACATTCTCAAAGGAGAATACTACGCTCCACATGTATCTATATGGTATTATAGACTTGATAACATTAAGGAAGTGTCTGACCCAGAAATGTGGGTTAAGGCTAATCCTAATATTGGCCTAACAGTATCATATGAAGCCTATCAATTAGATGTCGAAAGAGCAGAAAAGGCTCCAGCTGCAAGAAATGATATATTAGCTAAAAGATTTGGTATACCTTGTGAAGGTTATACCTATTATTTCACTTATGAAGAAACATTACTACATGATCCTGTGAGTTTTAAAGGTATGCCATGTTCTATGGGAGCTGACTTATCTCAAGGTAATGACTTCTGTGCCTTTACATTTCTATTTCCGTTGAGAGATGGTTCTTTTGGTGTTAAGACTAGAAGTTACATTACAAGTAGAACACACAGGAATCTGCCAGAAGCTATGCGTTTGAAGTACGATGAATTTATCAAAGAAGGTAGCCTAGTTGTACAAGAAGGAGCAATTCTTGATACGTTATTAGTTTACGATGATTTGGATAAATTCATACTTCAAAATAATTATGAGGTTATATCTTTTGGATTTGACCCATACAACTCTAGCGACTTTGTTGAGAAATGGTGTATCGATAACGGTGCATATGGTGTCGAAAAAGTACAGCAGGGTTGTAAAACCGAAAGTGTTCCACTTGGCGAGTTGAAGAATTTAGCTGAGGAAAGAATGCTTATATTCGATGAAGAACTCATGAAATATACTATGGGTAACTGCATAGTTATGGAAGATACTAATGGTAATCGTAAACTTCTTAAGCGAAGATATGACGAAAAGATAGATAATGTAGCCGCTATGTTAGATGCTTTTGTTGCATATAAGCTACATAAGGAGGATTACTAATATGAACGTATATTCAGAATCATATTTAATGCACCATGGTGTCTTAGGACAGAAATGGGGCGTTAGAAGATATCAGAATCCAGATGGTACTAGGACTGCAGCCGGTAAGAAGCATTTTGCAAAGCTCGAACGAAAAATAAATTTAATGTACGATAGAAGTAACAAATGGACTTATAGAAAAGAGCAAAAGCTTCTTAAAAAAGGTAAAACGGCTAAAGCTGCAGTAGCCAGAGAAATGATAAAAAGAAACGAAATAGCTAGAAAAGAAAAAATAGCTGGTTTGAAAAATATGTCATATGAAGATTTTAAAAAATGGAGATCACAAGATAGAAAAGATGCATTATTTGGTGGTCAGATGTTTATGAAAGAGAATAAAGCTACTATGACATCATTTTTATCACGTTTCAATGAATATCAGCTGCAAAGGGCACAAAGATGGTGTTCTAATTTTACATTGGAAAAAACAATGAAACGAATGGACCCTGGTGAAGGCTATGATTATTTACGTAAAAAAGCCATATATAATAGAGGAGTAGCGAATGGTTCACCGACATCAATAGCTCCTACAAAAACTATAACAAGAACATTATATCAACCTGTATATCAGCCTATATATCAGCCTGTATATCAGCCGCTATACATACCATCTATGTAAAATAAAGGAGAAAAGCAAATGAGAAAGAAAAACGAAGACATTTATCATGAAGAAACAGAAGTAAAGGAAAACGAGATTGCGACTAGCCAGGAGGTAGACAAATTTATGCCGCATATTGAGAGTGGCGTAGAGATGGTAGATATGGAGCCAAATCTCGGAAAAGTAGTATGTAACGAGCATCTTAATATAAGAGAGGCTCCAAGTACAACTGCAACTATTAAAGGAATCATTCCTAGAGGAGCTATTGTTGTAATAGATTCCGAAGATGACAAAGACTTCTATAAAATAGTAACCGAAGCAGGTCTTGATGGTTACGCAATGAAGAAGTTTATTGAAAAAGTATAATAAAGTCAGGAGAATCAAAATGGGAGTAAAAGACGTAATAGCGCATGCATGGAATGCGTTTCGTTCAAATAAAGACCCTACTAGACAGGATTATGGTATAGGATCTAGGATTCGTCCAGGGAAATACTATTCTTTTGCGTGCAATGAAAAATCAATAGTTACAGCCGTACAGAATAAGATAGCGGTAGATGCCGCACAAATTCAGATACAGCATGTTAAGCTTGATGAGAATGGTAAATATTTAAAAACCATAGATTCTGGATTAAACAACTGTCTCAATGTTGAAGCTAATATTGACCAAACAGGTCGAGCATTCATTCAGGATGCTGTAATGTCTCTCTTAGATGATGGCGTTATAGCTATAGTTCCTATAGATACAACAATCGATCCGGAAGTTGCTTCATTTGGGATAGATACAATGCGTACCGGAAAAATCATTGAATGGTATCCTCGGTATGTAAAAGTCGAGGTTTATAATGACCAGACTGGGCGTAAAGAGCAAAGAGTATTTCCTAAATCAACAACAGCAATAGTGGAGAATCCATTTTATTCGGTAATGAATGAGCCTAACTCTACGATGCAGAGACTTAAACAGAAGTTGTCAATGTTGGATACAGTAGACGAAAAGAATGCTACTGGTAAGTTAGACCTTATCTTACAATTCCCATTCCAAATTAGAGGGGATATGCGTAAGAAGCAGGCTAAAGAAAGACGTAAAGAATTACTTGACCAGCTTAATGAAGGAGACAGTTATGGTGTAGCTTACACTGATGGTAGTGAAAAAGTTATTCAGCTTAATCGTTCTTTAGAGAATCAATTATTCTCTCAGGTTGAGTATTTGACCAATCTTATGTTATCTCAGTTAGGAATCACTACAGAGATACTTAACGGTACAGCTTCTGAATCAGCAATGATGAACTATCAGTCTCGTATTATTGAGCCTATAATTGCTGCTATTGTTGACGAAATGAAGAGAAAGTTCTTGTCAAAGACAGCGAGAACACAGCATCAGTCTATAATCTTCTTTAAAGATCCATTTAAACTTGTACCTGTTTCTCAGGTAGCTGATATAGCAGATAAGTTCACAAGAAATGAAATCATGTCTTCTAATGAAGTAAGACAGATAGTTGGTATGAAACCTGTCGCAGCACAGCAGGCAGATGAACTTAGAAATAAGAATATCAATGCTACAGAAGGCCAGCAGTTTGCAACAACTGAAGGCGACCAGATAACAGAACAGCCATTACCAGCTGATGAAAGTAATGACCAGTTATCTGAAGAAGAATACCTAAACAGCATTAAAGATTTAGATGATATTGATGCTGAACTTGATGAACTGGAAAAAGGGGTGAAGAAAAGATGAGACACGGTTTAACAGTGCATTATGCATCGGAAACAAGTCGTCCTGGTGATACATTAATTCACTATGCATCTGAGTATTATGACCCAGCAAAAGCTCACGAGTACTATGAGAAACATAAGAAACTCAAAGGAAGACAGGGGTCCACTTCAGGTTTAAATGAAGAAGGACGAGATGCCGCCAGATATATTAAAAACAAGCTTGAAGAGGAGCGCAAAAGTAAAGATTCTACTGAGCGTGAAAACATGCAATCCAAAGTGAGTGCAAACAAAGAGCAGTTAAAATCTGAACTCCAGAGTCACACTTCTAAAACAAAATTACAGATTGCAACTCTTCGAGCTAAAATAGATAAAATGTCTGGTGCAGAAAAGCTCAAAAATGAGCAGGCAATATATGATCAGATTAATTCTTTGAGAGATGCTAATGCTGCAGAGCGATCTAAATTGCAGTCAGCATACTCTAGTCGTAATGAAGGTCTTAAATCTGAATATAAGAATAAATCAGAATCTCTTAAGACTGAATATGACAACAAGTATGTGGACGAATTAGAGAAACTCAAGGCACAGCCAGAATTCCAGAAATCAAACTCTGGTTCAAAGAAGAAAATCTCTTATCATAATAAAGAACCTAAGGTGATTAAATCTAAATCAAAGAACACCAAAGGTAAAACAAAAACCAAAAGCGAGAGCACCAAATCTAATTAAGGAGGAAAATCAAAATGGGAGGAAAACCAGATTTTGCAGGTTGGGCTACTAAGTACAACATCAAATGTGGTGATAATTTGATTATCCGCAAAGATGCCTTTAAAGAATGCGATGGTGCTAAGGTTCCTATTTTCTGGGACCATCAGCACAATGATGTAGAAAATGTCCTGGGACATGGAATACTCGAATGTCGCGATGAAGGTGTATATGTGCGTGGATACTTAAATGACACAGAAGGTGGCGAAACAGCCAAGAAGTTACTTGCACATGGTGATATTGAAGACCTTTCAATCTATGCCAATCGTCTTAGAAAGAATGGTAATGACGTTATCCATGGAATGATTAGAGAAGTCAGTCTTGTTATGGCAGGATGCAATCCTGGAGCTGGTATCGAATACGTATCGCTCGGACATGGCGAAGATTTCTCAGATTGCGAATGTATTATGCATTCAGGTGAGGGAATCGAAATTCCTGACGATGAAGATGACGA